AAAAACCAAAACCTTTAGAATGGTTGGAAGGATATTTTGTTCAGGCAATGTTCTATGGAATGGCTCTTTATGAGATGACTGGTATTCGAGTCAAAAAACTTGTGATTATTATGTCTTGTGAAGATGGAGAATGTGTGGTATATGAGGAAAGAAATTTAGAAAAATATATGAAACTAGTTGTAAAATATATTGAACAATTTGTAAATGATAAACTTGAACTTATGAGTATTAAAAATTAAATTATGTCAAACATACTAGAAAGATTTCTAGAAATTAATATAGAAGATATGGAAATCACAGAAAAAGACAAGCAACTCGAACAGGTTATTGAGGATAAATTCATTACTGCAACTAAATTTTCTCTTGAAATTGAGAATTTAGTTGCAAAAGAAAAATGTAACTACATTGATGGTATAGTATTATACTGCGAGAATAATGGAATTGAAATTGAGTCTGTGACTAAATTAATTTCAAAACCATTGAAGGAAAGGTTAAAGTATGATGCTATTAATCTTAATTTTATGAAGAAAATTTCTAAAGCTAAATTGCCTATTTAATATAAATAAAAATAATCTTAAGTAAATTTATAATGAGAACTCTTTCTCAATTTCTAGTTTCTTGTGAGATTTCTCATCCAAGTTTTGTTGGAAATCTAGTTGAATATACTTATGGTGATAGTATTGCCGTTGGATATGGTGGAAAAAATCCTGGTTCTAGGAGAGTTGGTGCCAGTCCTGCTGAAGTTCTTTCCTATCTTGAGAGAGATTTAAAAGATAATCCAGATAAGTTTAAAGGAAAAACTGTAAATATTTCAACAGGCGTAAGTAACAATCCTGGAGATTTTTCTTCCATCGAAAGTCAGTTAAAACGTCTTAAAGCATCTGGTGCCAATGTAAATGTTTATGGCGCAGCTCAAGGGAGATATGATAAAGAAAATGAAAGATTAGGATCACTATCGTCCACCTATGGTGCTAATTTTAAGGGAGGATTTAAAGCAGGAAGAGATGGAGTTCATCCGGCAAGTTATGGTAGTTATGACTCAACACCATCAACACCAAGAACACCTGCAAAATTAGAAACTCCAAAAACACTAGCACCAGTATCATCCGTTCTTTCTAAATTAAAAGGTGTAGAAGGAACTGGTGCTGGTAGTAATTTTGTAGCAAAAAAATGGACCGACTCTGAAGGGTCAAGATATAAATCCTACGGAGGAAAGTAACTTATTTTTTTTATATATTATGGCACCATTTGACGTATATGTGAATTATTTGGCACTGAAATCTCATTTTTCAAGTCCCAAATATGATTACTTTAAGTATAATAAAAAAGTTAGAGCCTCATTAACTTCCTTTAATAAAAGATCTGATAAATATTTCTTCGAAAAAACCTCAAGAAAATATAACGACAAAGAAATAGTAGATTTTTTAGTATCTAATTTTGTTTCTACCGATAATACACAGGCACTATGGATTGGCGAGATTATAAACTCCGGAGAAAGAATATATCGGGAGTGGATGAAGCGACAACAGAGTTTAACCTACTTGTTCAAAGAACAATCGGAAGAATTGTTCTCGGAAACAAAATTAGAGAATGTTTTCGACTGTTCGAAAGGGCATCCAATAGTTTTAAAAAAGTTCCTGAGCGGGAAAATTAGTATAGAAACACTGGTCATATTCGATAAAATATTCCTGTTCGGGAACTCCTTTGATAAGAAACTTCTAGATCCTGTATGGGAAATGGTAAGTTTAAAAATTAAAAAATATTCGCCATTTCTCCCAATAAATATTGTTAATTACAAGAAAACTTTGAGGGAAATAATCAATGAGTAAATTTTTTGATTCTGATATTATTCAGGAAGAACTTGAAGAAATTGAAAATCTTCAAGAATTTATATATAAAAACATTTTAACTTTCGGTATGATGAATCGCGAAAATAAAATGAAACATATTGATAAGATGACTGAATTACTTGAAAAGCAAAGAATTATGTATGTTCGCCTTTCTCTTTCTGATGATGAAGAAGCAATTGAAATGAAAGAAAATTTACAAAAATCTTTTTTACTTATGGGATTTCCTTCGGAAATTGATATGAATACTTTTTTTATTAATATGGAAAAAACTATTGAGTCTCTTAAAGAATACCTTGACAATTGAATTATTTTTTGTTATAATTTGAAAGTAGAAATACAAAATCTATCGTATCTAAAAAATCTTATGTCGTTTTCAGACTTAAAAAAGCAATCTAAACTTGGTTCTCTTACCGAAAAACTGGTAAAGGAAGTTGAGAAGATGAATAATTCCAGTAGTTCTTCTGCTGATGACCGTCTATGGAAACTCGAATGTGATAAGGCAAATAATGGTTATGCCGTTATTCGTTTTCTTCCTGCTCCTGATGGTGAAGATTTACCGTTTGTAAAACTTTATAGTCATGCATTTCAGGGATCTGGTGGTTGGTTGATAGACTCATGTCTAACTACTCTAAATCAGAAGTGCCCAGTATGTGAGCACAATTCTGGATTATGGAACTCTGGGGTTGATTCAAATAAAGAAGTTGCTCGCAAACAGAAACGCAAACTGACTTATGTAAGCAATATCTATGTTGTTAAGGATCCTGCCAACCCTGAAAATGATGGTAAGGTAATGTTGTATAAGTATGGTAAGAAAATCTTTGATAAGATTACTGCCGCAATGCAACCAGAGTTTGAGGACGAGTCTCCGATTGATCCATTTGATTTTTGGCAGGGTGCCAATTTTAAACTCAAGGCAAAGAATGTTGCCGGGTATAGGAACTATGACTCTAGTGAATTCACAACTCCTGGACCTCTTCTGGGTGATGATGATGCAATGGAGGCACTTCGGAAGAAGGAGTATTCTCTTTGTGAATTTATTGCTTCCGATCAGTTCAAGTCTTATGATGAACTGAAGAAGCGTCTTGATTCTGTTTTGGGTGGAAAACCTTCAAATCGTATTGATTCTGAAGTTTCAGACGAAGATGATTATCGTGGTTCTGTTTCTTCCTTGACAGAAGATTTAAAAGGTGAGCTCAAGAACCTAAAACCAACTCGCTCTGTGTCGGTTGAGGATGACGATGAAGACTCGGATGCTCTTAAATATTTTTCAAAACTTGCATCTGATGATTAAAAACTTCAAGGATTCGAGACTCTCGTATTCTGTGTTTTAATTAACTTATCATTTACATATTGCGATGATCTATCATAGGTCATCGCTTTTTTAATATCATTTATTGCCTGTTGTAGATATGATGGTTTGAGAATATAGATGCTTCTTTTTTTATCATTTTTGATTACCTCATACTCATAATTACTAATTCCTGTGACTGGATTTATTGTTTGAGTTGGAAAATTTGGTTTTGGAATGGTAAAGTTAGAGTCTACAACTTTACCTTTTGGAAGTATGAGACGACCATTAGAGTCTTTGACTTCGGTTGTTTCATAATGATGAATTTCATTTAAATCATTTCCATATAATTGTTCTGAATAACGATATATGTCCCTATCTGATAAAGGCCATTCATTTCTGACATTTATAATATTTGCACCAACCAATACCACCCAATCATATTGAGAACTTCCATATATTTCTTGAGCAACAGTATCTGGTCTTGCTCCTTCTTGAATTTGATACTTATTGAATATAGTAAAAACATTCTGTAAATCATCACGAAGTTTAACTCTACGAAATATATTCTTTACCAATAAGTAATCATCAGAACTTTTACGAGTGGATAAAAATGATTGATATTCCAGATTTGGAATTTCTCTAAAATAAGACATTTTTTTAGTATCCTGTTCCTGTTAGTGTTTTTTTAATTTTACCATTTTTATCAACATAATCTTCATTATATATTGGTGTGAGTTCTTGAAATGCCAGAGTCATAATCATATGAACCGGAGTGGCATCGGAGTATGTTGCATATGTTCCTGATCCTGTATAATTAACACTCATACTAGTTAAGGCACATATCTTAAATTGATTTAAGAAAGGATGAGATTTTCCACCACTCATATATTGAAGTTTAAAAACACTCGGAGATTTAATAAACAGACCTGCTGCTGCTCCAGTTTCTGCTCCTTTTTTTGCTGCCATTTCAGACTTAAAAAAGCGAATAATATCTTTAATTTGTTCTGATTCTTTTTTAGAACGAGGAATCATATTAAAATCAAATCCAAACCCTCCTCTCAACGAAACTCCTGAAAAAAGTAATTCGATGTTTGAGTTAAAAACTGATCCTGTTTGTCTAGAAAGATTTGGTTGAAAGTCTCCGGTTCCGAGTAGTGCCTCTGTTGCCTTAGTGGCAAAAAAAGTTTGCACCATCGATTGAGTTGTTCCTGTTTTTGCCGCTGATATAAGTTTATTAAACGCATCTGTTGTTGCTTTTGCTGTATCTGCAACAGCATTCGGGCCGCTAATACCCTTCATTGCTATTCCAGTTGCAATAGTCTGTAGAGGATCCATCTGTCCAGCACCCCAATTCGCCGAATTGTTATCTCGAATATTCTCCGGAATTGGAAGTATGACTGTTCCTCTAATTTTTTTAGGACCATATCCACCACTTTCAACCTCATCATCCGAACTTTTTTGTGCAAATGTATCTAATGATAAATTTAATCCGGGAGGAACATAGTCAAATGATTGAATTTTCAAAAAATCATCAGATGCATCAATATTTTTAAGTGGATATCTAAAAGATCCTACTGGTTTTGCCATTGATACTTTTTAGATATTTAGACTATGTGTATAATATTTCTTCATACGGAACATCGTGTAGATAATCAAATTCTTCACCTCTTTGAACTTTATGAAATAAACTTCCAACTCCGCCCAAAACATAATTTCTATAATTAGGCCAATGAACATTATATCCTCTGAAGTATGGGGGATCCAATGATTCAACCATTAATAATGGGTGCTTATCATAACGAATTCCTGGTGTTTTTGCTGTATAAACAAATGTGTATATGTTTCCTGGTCTTGGTAGTTGGTCTGTATAATCAAAAACTTCTTGAATAACTGCCATAATTTCATCCGGAGTATCAAATCCTATTGATATTCTTTGCATCATCATCTGAACTTTACTTAACTTTATTTCCGGTTTTTCTTTTGGAAGTTCTTCAATCTTTTCCGGATTTAATTTTTTTTGACGCTGATCTTCTAATTTCTCTCTTTGACTTGTGAGAAAAGGTTTAATTTTACCTTTTGGGATTTTACTTACTTTTTTTGCCATCATTTATAACCGAAAAGTTCTTTTTCTGTAATAACCTTAAACTCCCATTGACGATCTTTGCAATATTCTTTTGCCGCTTCCCATTTTGATTGGTTTTTGGCATACTCATATGCCTCATATATATATCCTTTAGTTTGTCTTTGTGGTTTCTTTGGTGGAATTGTTTGTTTATGAGGTTTGATTTCAATTAAATATTTTTTAATATTTCCATCTGGTTCTTTGACTTTTATATAAAAATCTGGAAAGTATCTGTGAATTTTTCCGTCCACTGGAGAACGGTATGGAATTACAAGTTCTTCACTTCCCCACTCTAAAATATTTTCATTTGTATCACAATAAATCATAAATTTGCGTTCCCATAAAGATCTATAGATTATATTTGAAGGATTTCCAACATATTTTTGCGGATTTTTTGGTTGATATTTTCCTTTATATGACATCTAAATACTTATACTAACAATTCCTTAAGGTATTTAGAGTGCCGATTAAACGCAAGATTTCAGAATTTAAACCACTTTTTACAAATCTTGCACAAACTTCTCATTATGAAGTTAGATTTGGGGGTCTTCCTTTAAGATTATTAGAATATCTTTCGCGTAGAGGAATTACTCAAAGATTTATCTATGAGAGTGCCGGATTACTTTGTTATTCTGCTTCTCTTCCAACAACAAATTTCGCAACTATTGATATTACTGGAAATTTTATGGGAGTGACTGAAAAATTTGCTCATACCAGACAATATTCTCAAATTGGACTTGAGTTTTATGTTGATAAAAATTATGATGCTCTTAAATTTGTGGAAAGTTGGATGGAATTTATTGCCAGTGGTTCAAATAATCCAATTGAAAGTGCTCTTGCTCCAATCGGACAAAATCGTAAAGATTATATTTCGAGAATGCAATATCCAGAATACTATAAATGTGACAGAACATCAATTGTAAAATTTGATAGGGATTACAAAAAAGAAATTGAATATAGTTTTATTGGATTATTTCCATCTTCCATTTCATCAATTCCAGTAAGTTATAATTCTTCTGATATTTTGAAGATGTCTGCCACATTTGTGTATGACCGATATATTTCTGGTAAATCTTTGTCCTTAAATATTTTTAAAGGTGATTCTAATAATGAAGAACCAAAATCTCCTCAATCCACCAATTCTAATCCTGAAATTCCTAAAACTGGTAATATTTCTAATAAGATGCAAAATATCACCTTTTATGATAGAAAATTTACTGACGAAGAAATATCAGTATTGGATTTTTAAGTAGATTAAAGACTCTAATAAATAAAACACGAATTGAATTATAAAAAATGTCATTACCCAAGATTTCTGTCCCGACCTATGAGTTGCAAATTCCTTCAATTAAAAAAAATATTAAATATAGACCTTTTTTAGTCAAAGAAGAGAAGGTTTTAATTATTGCAATGGAAAGTGATGATACAAAACAAATTGCAGAAGCAGTTAAGACTGTGATTTCAAATTGTATTATTACAAAAGGATTTAAGGTTGAAAATCTGGCAACATTTGATATTGAATATTTGTTTCTTAATATTCGTGGAAAGTCTGTGGGAGAATCTGTTGATGTCTTAATTACCTGTCCAGATGACGGAATAACTCAGGTTCCTATTTCTATTAATTTGGACGATATTGAGGTGAATGTGAGTGATAACCATTCTAGGGATATTAAACTTGATGATGTTTTGACTCTTCGAATGAAATATCCATCGATGCAAGAGTTTATTAAGAATAATTTTGGAAGTAATTCTATAATTAGTGTCGATGATACTTTTGATATGATTGTTTCTTGTATTGAACAAATTTATAGTGAAGAAGAATCTTGGGCATCTTCTGACAGCACCAAGAAAGAACTAAATGAATTTGTAGAACAACTCACCACAAACCAGTTTAAAGAAATTGAAAAGTTCTTTGATACGATGCCTAAACTATCTCATACCATTAAGGTCAAGAATCCAAATACAGGAGTTGAGAGTGAGGTGGTATTGGAGGGTTTAACATCTTTTTTCGCCTAGGAATGGCTCATACTTCGTTGGAGTCATACTATAGAACAACATTTCAATTGATTCAGCATCATAAATATTCATTAACAGAGTTAGAAAATATGATGCCTTGGGAAAAAGAGGTTTATATTACTCTTCTTTCTCAATATATTGAAGAGCAAAATCTAAAGAACCAACAGAATGACTAGTAGTCAATCACCTATAGTTGCAAGTGACCAATCAAGCGGAGGCGGTGCTGCTGCTGCGCTTCAATTTAAATCAACTATAGTTAGTCTTAGAAAAAGTTTAGAAGTACAGGAAAGTCGAAATATTCAACAAACTCAAGAAATATCTGCACTTCGTGGGACGGTAGATGCTCTTCGAACAGAAACGGCAACTTTAAATAATGGTCTTATAAGTATTTCGAATTTAATACAGCAAGACAGTGCTTTAGAGAATCAACAAAATGCCCAAGAATTAGAAAGAGAAAGAAGACTTACTGAAACAAGAATTAGAATGGGAAAAGAGTCCCAACTAGAGCAAAATATTACAAATTCTCTTGCTTCTCCAGTTCAGGCTCTTGAACGTAAAGTTACTAATATATTTGGTGGAATTACAGAAGCTTTAAAGATATTATTTTCCGGATGGTTGACGAATCAATTAATTGAGACTCTTAAGGCAGCATCTGACGG